GGAGCCGTCGCCGTAGCCGTAGCCGTAGCCGTAGCTAACAGCTAAGAACTCTCTGATCTTCACATCTTCCATTCGCGCACCGCCTCGATGTTGGCTGCTGCCTCCGCCGTGCAAGGGATAATCTCAATCGCATCAAGGACAGTCAGTTCCTCCACCGTTACCGTGAATTTACAATTCGAAGGCTTCGCAACTCCTGAAAGCGCAAGCTGAGAAAGACTGGCTGCTCCGTCCCAGTACCACAGCCTGCGGCAGTTGTGGATTTCAACCTCTTGTCCAAACTTTGCGGCAATTTCACCAAAGAAAACTCCGGATCTGTCGCCTCTGATTATGAATTTCTCTTTGCCATAATTTCCTCCTTATTTTTACCGATGTTCACCGGTTTTTTATTACTCGAAAGCATGTCCAAGCCGTGTGTCAATAAAGGCGACCTCTTCTGCCTCCATATCCAGCCACCTGAGCAGCACGCCCCGGCAGCCGATGTACATCTCCTCCTCCGGGAGGGAGTCGCACAGCTCCAGAGCAGGGCACTCAGCGCAGCTGCCGTTGTACAGCTCCATCAGAGCCTCCGCCATGTCCTCCTTGGGCGTGTCATGCAAGATCTTCTCAAAGTTCGTCATGCCCACACCTCCAGCAGAAGTCCGGCGGCGAAAAAGCACATAGCTGCCACCAGCAGCAGGCCCAGCACGTCCCACCAGGCCTTCCTCAGTCCATAAGCCAGCCCCGACCATAATCCGGTACCGGCCAGCGCGTAAAGCGCCCACGCAATAATCCTCATAGCTCTTCTCCCTTTCGATTTGATTTTGTTTTGTAGGGCAGGGGCTTGCTCCTGCCGCTTGACTCAATATCTCATCATGGGCCGCAGTTCCTCAATGGGAATTCTCAGCCCCTTGCACAGATCCAGCACCTGCCTGAGCACCCACTCATCGCTGTGCTTGTCAAGCATTCTCTGATAGGTAGGTACGCTCACCTTCGCCAGAGCCGCGCAGTCGGCCTGCGTCTTCCCCTGATCCATGGCCGCGGCCAGAATAAGCCCCTTCACCGGATCCCGCCGGGGCACACAGTGCTTGTCCTGCAGCTTAGTCCGTGGCATTGTCCCACCCCCATGTGCTCATTCTCAGCTCCATGGCTGAGTCAACTATGTCCATCAGCTTGGACATTATGAAACCATACCGTTTCTTCTCGTCGCCGCTGACCTTACCGTCAGCGGCAATCTTCATCAGTTCAAGGTCACTCTCGTTGACCTCAAACTCCCGGATCGCTGCCAGCAGCCCCAGCGCCGCCTCCGGGAGAGAGCGCTGCTCCACCTCGGGAAGCAGCTCCGCCGCCATAGCGGACCGGCTCCTCAGATGCTCAATGGCGAGCGTCGGTGCCTGGTAGACGTCTACCATCAGCAGCACCTTATCATCAGGCGGGAGGAAGGCCCCGGCCTCCCAGCCGCGCACCGTGGAGGGAGCCACGCCCAGCAGCTCAGCCGCCTTTTCCTGCGTCATTCCCGCAGAACTTCTATAACTTCCGTAGATATTCCGCTTGTCGTTATGCATGGACAGCCCTCCTCTTCTGTGATATGGTCGCAATAAAGCTCATCTATGCTGCACAGCAGCACGTCTGCTATCCTTGGCAGCAGCGCCGCGCTGGGCCAACTCTGGCCGGTCTCCCACATGGTCACCGCCGTTCGGCTCACATTCAAGCCCTCTGCCAGCTGCTGCTGGGTCAGACCGGCCCTCTGGCGATAAAAGGCCAGCCCCTCAAGTCCTCGTTTAAGATCCATTTTGTCCTCATAGCTCCTTTTTTGTTTGTTCCCCCGAACCAGAATTGCACTGGGGCCGTCTTACGGGGAGGTTCTTCCCCTGCGGAGCCGATTTTACCGGGGCACGGCTTATAAGATAAGAGGACCCTTGGCGGGGAAAACTGAAAAGACCGCCTCGGGTGGTGGCAGCCGGTGGAATTGAACCACCGTGGGCTCGGGGAGGGATAGGCCCCGGCCGTCACCTGCGCTGCCTCGTCGCTATCACCTCCACCCTGCTCCAAAGCAGCAAGCCGCTTTCTCGTCTGGGCTTCGGTGTATCTCCTCCCAAAATCAAAACCTTTGTTTTGATTTTGTTCTTGTAGGGGAGGGGCTTGCCCCTCCCGCTAAATTAGCTTGTTCAACGGGCACTTATCGCAGTGCTCGTCCAGCTCGTCCTCGCTGGCACAGACAAAAGACCAGTGGCAAAATTCATCGCACATCTCGCTGATAACCTCATAGACTATGCCGCTGACAGCATCGAGCAGCTGGCTGACGGTCTGGCTCTTATTCTCTTCCATCTGCTACCCCCCCCCATCTCTTCTAAAATCTCGATGCATATTGCCCGAAGCTCGTTGGTTGCGAAAAGGTAGATATCAAAAACCTCATCAAACCTCGTGCGGTTTACTCTCATAAAGAACTCCGCAAGCTGCTTATCGCTCAGATCAGGTTTTACAATCTTGAGTACCTTGCCGAGCATCGAGCCGCCAATCTCGGCCACGGCAAATGAATTCATTTCTCCCATATCCTCATGCTCCTTTCTTGTATGTCAATTTCCTTGACATTTTTGTCTATCTGGTGTTAAATTAAAGCTGTATAACTGCGTGCCCATTTGGGCACAAGGGGAGGGCGCGTTGTGGGTAAACGAATAAAAAATTTCCTGATCAGTTTTGTCGCTGTTTGCGGCGTCCTTGGCTTTGCGAAAATCAACGTCACGGAAGATATGTCCATTGCAATCATTGTCATCTCGGCATTTCTGCCTATGATTTTCCGTCGCATAAAAAAGGCACTCAAGCGAAAACCAAAAGCTACGGCGGCTCCTACTGTGCCTTCCACGCCTGAACGTCTCACGGTCTCTGCCGCCCCGCGTCCCACCGGGCGATCAACTTACATCACGATTGAACCCGCCGAAGCGTTAAAAGTAAAAGATTATGTAATGCTCGACACTGAGACCACCGGCTTCAGCCATTCCTTAGACCGCATCATAGAAATCGGCATGATCAAATGCATTGACGATAAGCCCGTGGACACTTACACGACCTTCGTCAATCCTGATATGCACATTCCCTCCAAGGTTAGCCGACTCACCGGCATTACCGACGTGGACGTTAAGGACGCTCCTCAGTTTGACGCCATTGCCCAGGATGTCATGGCCTTTATTGGCGAGCTTCCCGTTGTCGCCCATAACGGCAGCTTTGACGCCGGTATGCTCGCCTCAGAGCTCAACTATATGGGGCTCGACTACATCATAAAGGTAATCGACACTTTGCAGCTCTCCCGCAAGGCCTTCCCTCATCTGAGCAACTACAAGCTCAAAACTCTTATTGATGAGCTTGACCTTGCTGACCACATCCAGCAGCACCGCGCTCTGGACGATGCGGAAGTCACCCACCGGCTTTTCCTTCGCTGCAAATCAGAGCTAAAAAAGTAGGTCGCCTCGCCTTGTGTCTTGGATAATAAGACAATACGGCTTAAATGTCAATAGCGTTGACATTAATTTATTGTATTTCTACTTTTTGCACAAGGACAAAACGTCCTAATTGTGCAAGTTATAGAAAGGATAAACAATGAACCGCATTCTTGAGCTTCGCAAATCAAAGAAATTAAGCCAATCTGACCTTGCACGATATGTAGGCTGCGATCAAACTGCAATTTCTAAATACGAACAGGAACAGCGCAAAATCCCACCCGCAGTAATCGCCAAACTCTGCACCGCCTTCAACTGCTCCGCCGACTATCTTCTCGGCCTCTCGGACATAAAAAGCCCCGCTGCGCAAAGCAGCGAGGCTAATGGTGTTTCAGCTTCTACACCTCCCTCCGTGTCTGAAGAGCAATTCAGGCGAATACAGGAAGCGAATAACTTATTTCTAAAATTGGATGAGGCAGGAAAGGCTCAGGCGATTGCCTATCTGCAATTCCTTGCAGCTCAGCAAGCCACAGAACCTGACGCTCAGGGCTGAGCGTCAGAAACAATCCCAGCAGATCTTCGTCCATACTTCCCTCCTACTGAGGCAGGCTCTTGCGCCTGCCCGGGCGTATTACCCGGCAGTCACCGGTCACAATGACCACGCTGCCGGGGCTGATGATCGTCACGCAGGGGGTAGGATCGGGAGGCACACCCAGGCGGCCACAGGGCCGCTCCAACCGCTCATTCTTCTCGTGAGGCTTCGTCAGCTCTTTATTCATTGTGTGCGCTCCTTTCGTTCTTATTGTCTTGTAGGGCAGGGGCTTGCTCCTGCCGCACAATATAAAAA